GATGACTACCAATTAAGACTTCCCCGTAAGCAACCGGAACAGTTGCGCCAACGCCAACCGTATTAGCCGCCCCAGTGTATGCGTATGACTGTCTACCATCAGAGCCCCGTGTAATTGATTGCGGGCCATCTGTACTTAAGCTATCGCCACTGCTGAGACGATTAGCCCCACCGTAAGAGCCTGGTTTTGGGATTGTCGGCTGAGGCGACAGCATCTGCGAGACGCCGCCAAGAATTAACGACGCACCAATGGCACCAATGGCAAGCGAAGTTGACCCAAACGCTGTTCCAAAAATAGTTGCTGCGCCAGCAGCACCCAAGCCGGGAACCAAGACAGCAAGTGCAACCAGTCCAATACCAGCCAGAACCTTTCCGACCCCACCGCCACTACCCGTGACAACAGGCGTCAAAATTAAGTCATTACTACCCAAAGGCAGCTGCAAATCTGCATAGTCAAGATCTGTCCCAGCCTGAATCAGCCTGTAACCAACCCCGTTCTCGTGAGCATGGATCAGCTCTTCCTGGAACTCAGGCGTGTTAATGCAAAGCAGCTTGATCGCATCCGCAGGAGTGCGCAGGTTGTAATAGGTGTGCTCTACACCGTATTTTTCGCCTAAATCACCCAGCAGCCGAACGGTCTGCTCCATATCGAAAAACTGCCGCGACCCTCTGGACATAGTACTGCCGTAAAGGTTCCACCGCACTTAATGAATCCTGACGTTGATGCAAGATCTGCTCGTCAGGCAACAAAATTGCTGCGTGCATTGGTGTGCGCGTATGAAGCCGCATGATCAAGACATCAGCAGCTTTCCTTTGACTCCACTCGACTTGCCTGAATCCAATGGCTTGTGCCTGCTGCAAAAAGATGCTTTCAGAGACTTCAAGATCTTCTGGCCTTGCAAAATCAGGCAGGTTTATCCCCTCTAGCTTGAAAAAATCCCGTACCAAAGAAAAACAATCATTCGCGCCATAATCCCACTGGCGACCAATCAGGGATTGATAGTTGACCATTTCTGATTAGGGATTGAGTAGATATGCCAAGGCAGATTAGTTTGCTTGCATGAAGCTAAATCAGCTTCGCTAGCTGGACCGCCCTGCGGATGCGAATGCACAATAGCTTCAACCGTTCCATACAAAGCAGCAACAGCGTAATCACCAGGATTCAGCATGAAGTGCTGTTCAGGCTCATCAGCAATATTCCGGCAACGCCAATAACGACCGTCCATCACAACACCGCAAGCCTCCTTCGGTGATTGCTCTACAGCATGTTTTTCGGCATCACACCTGAAGTCTTGCACCAGGAAACCCTCCGAATGGCAATAATCCACTGGTAAAGCGTAGCTCGCAACTGGTGTACCGCTTCCCGCATACATCCCCAGCGGAATCCGTGGGATTATCGTTGATGTCAAAGAATCGATTGGCGTTGTATCCGCATTCTGTGCCCTTATATTTCCAAGGGCAGTGCTCCAAAATTTGACGCCGAGGCAAAGCAAGATTTGTCAGATCCAATTTGCTTGTCAACTCAAACTCAACAAGCTCAGGGTTCTCAGCCGCCACCCTATCGATGTACCAAACCTCGTCTTCAAACTTGGCCGTAGGGTCAGCAGTTGCATTGCCAGCTGAGAAGTTATCGGCATCAAGAAACTTCTTGCATGTCCTGATGCGCGTCACTTTGGCTTGTAACGGGTTGTACAGCACAATTAAGGCAGAAATCCCGTTGTTGGCATTTGAGACCTTCATGGAAGGACGCGGCAACGTGCCTTTGCTCGTCACTTCAAAGCCATCAACCTCAATGGGGAATGCGGTGTATGTGATCTCATTGAAAACAACGTTTGCCGTTAGCTCGTTCGTTCCAGCGTGATAGTAAAAAGTTTGATCAATTCCGTTTACGGCAGCAGTTAACTCAAGCTGAAACAGCTCGATGATTGCTGACGGTTCAAGCGATTGGAGTTGTTCCTGGATCGACTGTGGAGTGCTCATGCTTCAAACACCTGCTCAAATGTGGCTGTAATCGTGGCGCGGTTGAGATATGGAATGGTTTTGCTCCATTCTTTGCAGATGTATTTACCGCTTGCTGATTCCCCTGGCGGTGTAAACGTAAAGTTTTCCTGACCAGCGCGAGCGTCTAAAAATGTCTCAATCGTGTCTGAGTCAGTTTCTGAAACCTCAAAAGTCAAGCTGTAAGTTTTGGGGTTTTGATTGATTCCAAAAACCGTGCGCTGACTGTAGCCGCTCCCAAACTGAGCAATTCTGACGTTTGGGGCGCTACTTTTGACGATGCCATAGGTTGGCGTGATTGAAGGAAAAGTTGCCATTAGCGTGAAAGAAGCCCTCCAGGTCGTTGTTGCTTGATCAGTTCAGCTTGAACGGCTGCACCAATTGCAGAGCCAAGTTGTTTTGCGCCTTGGCCATCGCCTTCGGCTTTTGTCCCTGATGCGTCAACATTTACGACCACGTTAGCGCCACCGCCTAATGATCCATTTGGGGCAATGCTGCCGCTGCGGCCTGGGGTGAATAGCTCTGGACCGCGCTCTCCCACAAGGTAAGACTTGCTTGAGCTGACGCTGCCACCGTTAGCCCTGCCTCCGCCAAAGAGTTTGGTGAAAATGCTGCTTGGATCACCTCCTCCAAGACCACCTAGGAACGTTTGAAGGCCAAACTTGAGCAAGATGTTGGCAAGGCTTTTAAGAGTGTTTGACGCAACATCTGCAAGCGACTTGGTGCCATCAACAGCAGCGGTCAAGCTATCAACAATCCCGGTTGTAATTGTTTGGCCGATTGAGCTGTAAAGCTGATTCATCTTTTCAGCTTGAGCCTGCAACTCTGCGTCTATCTCTTGAGCAGTCGCAAATCCTTCTTTAATCCCCGCAATTGCTTGAGCAGTAATTTTTTTGTTGACCTCGTCTGCTATCTTAAAGTTTTCAGCAAAGATAGAAGCGGTTCTAAAAAGCGCGTCGTTTTCGGCCTTGATTAAAGCGATGTTTTGCTCTCTAGGTTGAGATTGAGACTCAAGAATGCTTAGGATTTGTATCTCTTTTTCTATTCTGCTTTGCGCAAATTCATCATTTGAAAACCTAAGCTGTTGCTGCTTCAACAACAGTGTTTCCATGGCTGCTGAGATGTCTTGCAATCCTTTGGCTGCGCTGCCGCTACCGCTTTTGCCATTTTTTAGACTTAATGGCAAGACAGAAGGAGCCGAAAGCGTAGGCATTTCAGGTGGAACGTCCATAGTCCCTAACCGATTTCTCATCAATTCAAGCAATACAGTTTTGCGATTTTGCCCTCTTAAGGCTGCCAGTTCTAACGACTCCTCTTGCAGCCCTTTAAGTCCTTTACCTTGTGGGCCTGTTCCTTTGAACAACTCAGCTGCTCCTTGAACGTTTAAAGGCAGCAATCCTCCTTTTATGTCTCGCCTAGCAGAAACTGCGCCGGGGCTGGTAGCCGCAACAATTAAGCTATTGAGTTGATTAAGAGTGCTCGCTGCTACCTGGCCGATAAACTCAATCGGTCCCTTTAAGTTCAAAATAAGCTCGGCAAGCCCCCGAAAAGAATCAGCTAATTGAGGAACAACATCTTGAGACAAAGCGACTTGAACTTCTTCGGTTGCGTTTTGAAAATCTTTAATTGCTTGAGCTGGACCCTTTAATGCGTCCTCAAGTTGAGAGGCCCCTTCTGTCTCAATACGTTTTAGAGCCCTAATTACAATGTCCGCAGTAATCCCCCCTTCCGCTGCAAAGTCTCTTAGGCTCCCTTGAGCAATTCCAGTCTCTTTGCTGATCGCTGTTAAAACGGCAGGAACTTGCTCCGAAATGCTGTTAAATTCGTCGCCCCGCAAAGCCCCAGAACCTAACGCCTGAGCAAGTTGCGTGAACGCATTTGAAGACTCTTCAGCCGTAGATCCGCTTATTCTTGCAGCTGTATTAAAACCGTTATACGTGCTAACAATGTCTTTTAAAGTTACGCCAACCGGCCTCAGTCTTGCGTAAACCTGTGCAATAGCTTTGTTTGCTGTTGTTTGGCTAACCCCAAAACGCTCTGAAGCTTCTCCTGCTGCTTTTGAAAGAGCGGCAACCTCGCCATACCCCTTAGATAAAAACTCAAGACGCCGTTCAGACTCAATCCTTTGAATGCCTGCTGACACCACAGATTGCGCCGCCGCAAAAGTTGCATAAGCCGCAGCAGCTTTTACAAGGGCTTTTTTTAAAGAGCTGAAGTCGGAACTTGCTTTCTTGGCCCCTTCCCCGGCACCAACAAAACGCCCTTTTGAATCTCTAAGGCGACCGTTTACGTCACGAACCGCGCCATCTAATTTCTCTGTCTCTTTCGTAACCCGCTTTAGTGGGCTAACTGCGCCCGCAGCATCAACAATCAGCTTGATAGTAGATTCTGCCACGACCGCCCCAGCACTGTCTCAATCTTACCGCCGACTCGACTTGGCGCGATCCATTGCCTCTTTTTCCTTCTCTCCCTTCAATTCGTAGTAAGCAGCAAAATGAACAAACTCCGCATCGGTTAATTCCGTGCGAAGTCTGCTCACTGTCATTCCTAGCTCGCAGGCCAGATGAAACTCAAAAAAGAGCCAACTATCCTGCGCTAGTCGTTTTTTGCTTCTTTAAGATCCTCGTTACCGCCGAGGCCAAACAAGAACAGCTCAACTTCATTCAATACTGACTCAGGCAACTGACGTTGCAGCTTCGGAGCATCAGCAGAGGCAAACGCTTTGGTTCCATCCTCAAGCTCTGCCTTTTGACAAAGCATGTAAGTGCTGATGTCTAGAGCTTCATCGCTTTGCGCCATTGTCTGGGCAACCTTGCGATCTGCTCTTGTGATCGGGCTGAAATACAAGTCAACGACAGAATCACCCGCCGCATTCTTCAAAACAAACTTACGGCGTTGGTTGAGATCAAATGCCTCAACCAACAAATCAACCGTGCGAGTCTTTGACGCTGACATTCAGCAAATAAACATGTATGCCCTAAAGCATAATGCAAACTGCTCAATTACTCCAGATTGCCAGTGATTGCGCCGCTAGTCACAAAGCTGCAACTGACAACAACAAGGTCACCAACGGTGGAACTGATTTCCATGTCCGTAACAATGCCAGCGAAACTGACGGAATCAGTGCCGCTAGTTGTGCCAGTGGTAAACAGCTCAAAGGTGGCGTCAGCAGGATCCGCAGCGGTCAAAACGTCCTCTAAGAAACCAGCTTGGCCAGTTGCGTCAGGGTCATAAACCAGCTCAACGGTGCCAGAACCTGAAATCATGCTGCCAACAAAGCTGCGGAAAGTATCACCGTGCTTTGAAGTGTCCAGCGTTTCTTTGGTTGTGGTCAGGCTCCAGCTGCGAGTTCCAACAATGGTGGCATTGCTAGAACCTGCTGCGTCAAACTGAACGGCGCCTT